GTATTTGTATCACATAAAACTTGACCTGCAAAAGTTGCGCTTTCATCTTGATTTAATTTTAAGATTAAATTATTACTTTGTATGTCAGTATGTGAAAAGTATAAATTTTGTGAGTCAGAACTCATAAAGAATTGGGCATCACCAGAAGTTCCTCTTATAAAACTCAATAAACTTTGCTGACCTTTTAAAGCCATTTGTGCTGTTGATGTATCTCCACCCCCAACACTAACTTTTCCTGTAAAAGTTGCGTTTTGTGATGTGTCTAGTGTTAAAGCAGTAGTAGCACCATTAGTATCGAAAATTAAATTTTTACCACTTTCAGCTCTTATTATAGGATGTGTACTGTTATAAGTTAATGTACCTATTGCACTTGCATTACCCCACTTTAAAGCAGCAGCACCATTTCCAAGAAATGTACCTGTACTGTTGGCTGTTATTGCTCCTGCAAAAGTTGAATTTGCACCTGATATTACTAAGGGTGTTGTATCTAAAGAACTACTTACTGATGTTCTAAAACTAATACTCTGACCAACTGTATTATGGTCTATAAATGCTCCACCTGATGATTTAAATCTAATATTATTTTCAGCAAATATTGAATCAGCACCACCTATTAAAAGTGTTGATGATACATCTGCATCTCCTGTTACACTAATCCCTGTACTTGTAGTTGTTAGTTTAGTGCTTCCTGAATGTTTAAGAAAAACAGTACTTGCATTAACGCCAAACATATTAACACCACCACATATAATTCTAAAATTATCAGCACTTGGAAAACCAAAAGAAGTATTAATATCTCCATTATGTATGATATAATCATCAATTAATATATCACTAGAAGATACTTGCTGGGCATCTAAACCATCAACAATTAAACTTGCTGCTACATATCCAGTTGCACCAATATCTACTGTGCTTGTAGGTTGTTCTGTTGTGCCTTTAAATAATCTATATACTTCTGTTCCGCTTGAGGCATCCATAAACAACCCTGTATATCTAGCTGTACCATCATTGTATTTGCCATAGAAACCTATGTCAACAGAATTTGCAGCATTGTCTTTTGCTAATTCTATTAATGGGTCTTCTACTGCTAGTGTTTGTGTGTTTATTGTTGTTGTTGTTCCGTTTACAGTTAAGTCTCCTGCTATTGTTACATCACGACCAAAACTTGCATCAGCATTTCTTGATATTGTTAAAGCTGTTGTGTCAACTGCATTTGCATCAGATACTCTAAAAAATATTGATTCTGTTACTGCCCTTTGATCTATTCTTAAAGCACCTGTATAATTACTTATAATAGCTTCTGTAGATGTGTGTGTAAGTGTTAAATCATTTGAATCACCTGAAGATAAAAATCTCCCATCAGGAACTCTTACGCTTTCTGTAGCTATTACATTTCCTACGGCTCTAATTCCTGTGCTGGTAGTTTCTAGTTTTTTATTTCCATTGTAATATAATTCAACTTGTGCACTTGATGCACCTACTATTGCATTCTCATTACTATCTGTTTGTAAATAGAAATTACCAGACCTGATATATAAATTTCCTGTTCCTACTTCATCAATATACGAGTTAGAACTATCGTGATAGATTTGTAAGTCATTACCAATTCCATACATTGATTTAACATTGTCTGAATGTTCTACATTTGCAAAAGCAACAGAAACGCCATCAGTAATCCAACCACCTGTAATTGTAACTCCTGTATTTGAAGTTTCAAATTTCTTTGAATTGTCGTAACGAAGTTCAACACCTGCATTATGAGTTAAAACTGCATAAGTATCAGTACCTGAACTATCTGTAAAACTTATATTTTGCCCTTGAATTATTAAGTCTCCTGTACCATTTTCTTGAATACGACTGAATGTTCCTGTATGTTCTATTGTTAAATCTGAATTTGTACCATAAATAGATTTTACACCATCTCCGTGATTTGTATTCCCTGTCATAGTTCCACCTGCTAAAGGCAAGAACGAACCACCACTTCCTGTAATAGAACCTGTTACTGTCAAATCTCCTGATACTGTAGCACCTGCTGATGTTGTCTCAAGTTTTTTAACATCGTTAAAGAATAAATCAACACCTGCATTTTCAGTTAAAGTTATCCACGCTTTACCACTTCCATAAGTTTGAAAATACATATTGTCAGATGACCTTAAATATAAATCCCCTGTACCTGATTCATCAATAAACG